ACGCCGCGCGAGTTCAAGGTGTTACTCGAGTGCACCGCCCGCGTGGACGGGCGCGCCTGGGGCGCCGCGGTGCGCGGCCTACTGCGCGAAGAGAACGCGCCGGCCAGCAATGCGTTCGTTGTTGATGGCCCGCGCAATCAGCTCGATGCCCTCGTAGTTGCTGATGACGAACTCGTAGCTGCCCTGGATCATCTCGATGCGGCGCAGCGCGTCCGAGTGGTGAGCCACGATTGCCGATCGGTGGATGATGCTGTTGTTGATGTCCCCGATCCAAACGCTCTGCATCGTCGACAGCGGGCAGATCACCAGCACCCGGCGCACCTCACCGCGATTCATCAGGTAGTCGGCCGCCCACAGCGCGGACAACGTCTTGCCAGTACCCTGCTCGTTGAAGCAGAAGCAGCGCCGATGCATGGTCATGAACGCTGACGTTTCGATCTGGTGCGCCATCGGGGTGTAGCGCCCGGGCCAGTTGTAGTTGCGCTTGATCGGAGAGGGGGCGTCCTTCACGCCCAGGTTGCGCAGCACCCGCATCTCGTCCAGACCCCAGAACACGGCGACCGTGTAGCCGCCACCGGGGTGCTCGGCAACGACCTTGCTCTTGGGGATGATGTTGTACTTCTCAGGGTTGCGCGTCTTGATCAACACCGCGCGATTTTCAACGATCTCCATAGGCCGCCTCCACCGCAGCATCTACGGCGTCGGCGTCTGCCTCGGACACGTAGCTCAGATCACAGTACCCACTGATGCTATACCCGATGAGCTGCGCGAACTGTCGTCGATCTTCGTCGGAGAAGGGCAGCAGCGCCAGATCATTCATGTTGAGCTTGCCGGTATCCAGCAGCGCTCGCACGATGTCGTTGCGCCGGAAACGAATGACGCCGTTCGTATCCTTCTCGATGTCCTGCATTGGATGTTCCATGGTCACTTCCCGTTGTCTGATTGGTTCGCCTTCGGCGAGCGCAGCCGGGTGTTGCCCTTCACGCTCTTGCCGCCGGCCCGAATGGGCTTGATGTGATCGATGTCCTTGCCCGCCCGGTCGATGCCGGCGGCGTCGTACTCACGCCGGGCCCGTTGGCGCTCGATCTGGTCCTGCGTCTCGCCGGTCTTCTTCTGCAGCTTGTACGCGTGCTTGTAGTTCCGAACTCCGTTCTTTTGCATGACGCTCTCCTAGTGTCTTGGGTGGAACTCACACCCTACCACTTGGCACCAACCGCACAAAGGGGTCTGCCGCGGGTTCCACACGCCGGTGGCAAAGCTGGCTTCCAGGCGCGCTACGCGCTCCCGGTACTTCCACCAGAACTGCTCGGCCTGCTCGCGGCGCATCTGCATCTTGGTCATCGTCCCCTTCACGATGAACAGCAGCGCCGAGTTGACCTTCATGACGTGCGGGAACCAGATGAAAGTCATCAGGGACATGAGCACCAGTTGATCCCGATCGGGGTACTTGTTGTTGCCCGTCTTCCAGTCGACAACCCAGGCCGTCATGTTGTCGTCGTCCACGATCGTAAGGTCGCTGATGCCCCGCGCCCACGCCTCAGGCTCGCTCCAGTCACAGCGCTGCAGGTCCTTGGTCACCGCCATCTCGAGCTCTGGGAAGCGCCGTCCACGCTTGCTGAGCACCGCGTCCACCACCGGCTTGAACTGCGCGTACATGTCCGGGAGAGGCGTGTCGTTCAGGATGTAGCTCTCGATGGCGGCGTGCACCTCGGTGCCGTAGCGCGTGGCGTCGGTCTCTTGGAACGGATACTTCCGCAAGACCTTGACCTCGTGATAGCGCCGGGCGCAGCCCTCGAAATCTTTTAACGAACTGTGGGAAAACTTGATCTTCACTTCTTCGGCCACGGCGGATCCTCTGCACTGTTGTACGCGTCCTTGAACTGGGCAGTATCAATAGCCTGACTGAGCAGCTGCGAGAACTCCTCGACGAACGTCTCGTTGTTCCACAGCGGGTGCCCCATCTGGTGCAGAATTGCGTGCGTCACTTCGTGCCAGAAGGTCTGGCGAATCTCGGCCGGCTTGCGCGGCGCACGCTTGCGCCCGGCAAAGATCTCGATTGCCCGGCGGTTCGGGTGCAGCCGCCCCTGGCAGCTGTTGTGTGTCAACGGGTACTGCTTGACGCTGTACCACTGACGCTTCAGCTTGAATCGGACCGGAAGTTCTTGCATGGTTGCTCCTCAGTTCTTGGCCAGCCCGTACCGCTTGTGCCAGCCACCGTCGGCTGCCAGGGGGATTCCTGGCAGGTACTTGGGCTCGATGGTCATCTGCTCGATGCACCACTTCAACCCTTCGTCTGCTTCGTTCTCGGGGAGCATCATCAGCCCCTCGTCGTGCACGCTGCCCACCACCCGGTAGCGCTTGTCGATGCGCAGCAGGCCATCGGTCATCACGATACGCGCCAGCGCCTGATTGGTGTTGTTGCACACCTTGCCCGGGTACAGCTTGGTGGCGTTGGTGCCGTAGACCCACTGCTTCTTGCCCTCGTCGTCCTTCTCCTGACGCAGGTTCGGGTACAGCAGGCTCATGCCGTTGGGTAGCACGATCTCTTCCTTGCGGAACAGGAAGCACTTGACCCAAGCTTCTTCGCCGTCAGCCAGCGCGCTGGGGATCAGCTGCTCGTAGCGCTCCCACAGGCCCACCACCGGGTACGCGGCCGCGCGGTACAGCGCGATGATCTTGTGGGCCACCACGCAGTGGATCAACAGCTCCTGGGGCGTGCAGCTGTGCGCGATCTCGCCCATCGCCAGAACGTTCGGCGTGTAGTCTAGGAAGCGCTCGATGTAGCCGCGGTAGATGCCCAGCTGCTTGGCGAACTCCTTGCCGTAGCGCACGGGCGGCGCGCCCAGAAAGCCCACCAGCAGCTGCGCTGCGAACGACGCCCACCCCAGCTGATAGCCCGCGCCCAGCATGCCGGACTTGGCCGACTGCCGGTGCACCGGGTGCGTTTCCTTGTTCATGCCAGGGAGGTTGAACATCGTCTCGCCGAACGTGGCGTACGGGTCGCCCTTGGCCCGGAAGATGTTGAGCAGGTCTTCGTAGTCGGACGTCCACGCCAGCGTGCGCGGCTCGATCTGTGAGAGATCCACCACCCCGAACTCGTAGCCCCAGGGGGCGAGCAGCGCCTTGCGCAGGAACGACCCGCGCTTCAGGTTCTGCATGTTGATGGCGCTGCCCCGGGCGGCCGTCCAGCGCCCGCTCAGCGCGCCGTAGTAGGACAGGGGTACCGGCAGGGAGCCACGCGCACTGATGTCGAGGAAGCGCTGCGCACGCGTGCGCTCGGTCGTGCTCTTGACCTTCAGGCGCGCCTCGCACAGCAGCGCGACGTTCTCGTCCTCACCGTTCAACAGCGCCTGGAACATGGCATCGTTCTTGGCCAGCGCCGGGATCGGCAGTCCGGTTGCTGGGCTCTTCTTCATCGGGGGCTCCACGCCGATCGAGCGCAGGAGTTCAGCGAACTGCGGCGTGCTGGCCAGGATCCCGTCGGTGATGTCCAGGCGCTTCAACAGCGCCTCGCGGGTTTCCTTCTCCTCGTGCAGCGCGTCGGCCAGCATGTCGGCGTCCAGCTCGATCGTGGGCTCAACGAACATGCGCAGCGTCATGTCGATCAGGCGCAGCTCTTTGATGGGGTACTTCCAGGCGGACATGTCCGCCAGCGGGTAGTCCAGGCCGCACGCCTCACGCTCGAACATCACAAGGCGCTTGAAGATCTCCTCGCACAGGAACACGTCGTGCTTGCAGTACTCGGCCAGCTCGTGCTCGATCTCGTAGGTCAGCGTGTCCAACATGCCGTCGGTGCTGTGCACCGCCCGGCCCTTGGCCGGCAGGCCGTAATCCTCAGCCATCTTGGCCAAGCTGTTGCCGCGCTCAACACCCCGCACTGCCCGGCCCATGGAGAGCGTGTCGAAGTAGAAGCACGGCTTCACGCCGTAGTGCCAGTGCAGGATGGCGCCATCGAACATGGTGTTCTGGGCCAGGATGGCTGTCGTGCTCCAGTCGATTCTGTTCAGGTACTCCTGCAGATGCGCAGCGCCCACCCAGCGGGCCTTGCCGGGGTCGCCCAACCACTTGAAACAGAAACCCCAGGCCTTGAACCTGGGGTCGCGGACGTACTCTTCGGTGGTCATCTTGGACAGCGTGTACTCCTTGCTGTCCCAGGCCGACTCGGCATCCAAAACCAAAATTCTTTTAAACGGTGCGGCCATGGTTTTCCTCAGTTGAATTGGCTGCGCGCTGGCGCGTCGGCCGTTGCGTTCTTGTACAGGGTGTTGGCGGTCTGCATCAGGATGCTCACCATCTCGGAGTACTCCATGGCGATCGGCAGCATCTTGGCCTCACCACGACCGTCGTTGCCGTTGCCGATAGGCTCCACGCTGATGAGGATGCCGATGACAGGCGAGTCCGGGTCGAACATGTCCATGACGAAGTCGACTGCCTCCTGCATGGCAGCGCGGTTCTCCGGCTCTTTCATGATCCGCATCATCTGCTCCACCCGCTGAGCGTCAGTCTTTTCCATCAAGCAGCTCCTGAAGTTCGGAGAGGTTGTGCTCGTTCACCACGAGCGCCTTGCCGCCGGCATCGCGGATCTTCTGCAGGTTCATGTCCTGCAGCGCTGTCGTCTTGCCGTCGCCGGCCTTGGCTTCGATGCCGATGAAGTGCCCGTTGTGGCAGACGAGGAAGTCGGGCACGCCGCTGTTGCCGTAGCCTGTACCCATGGGCATGGCGAAGTACGCCTTGGCGTCTTCGAGGATCTTTCGGATGCGCTTCTTGACGTTCTTTTCGGGCGTGGCTGCCATGGGTGCTCCTAGAATAGTGGTGAGGGGGAAAGGCAGATTCCGCGCCCCCTCTGTTCGCGGCTACGAGGTGCACGACGCAACACGATGAGTGCCGGGACGTCGTGCGACCGCTACGGATTCACATCTGCCATGCCCCCCGCGGCGGGCTACCATGCCCGGCTCAGATCTTGTTGCCGGCCTCAGGCCGGCGCTCCAGTTCGATCAGCAAATCAATGTAGTGCTTGGCCTTCTCGAGATCGGCGGTGCCGCCCTTCTCGCGCCAGCGCGACACGTACTTGATGACGTTGCCTTCGAAGTACCCGATGCCGTTGGCATGGATGTACTCGACGGGCTGGACCTTCATGTCCTTGTAGTGGGCGCCGCCGACTTGTGTGGCGAGAGGCGTAGCTGGCGCAGTCCCGCTGCGGATCTCAATCGTGTGGCCGGCGGCCGACGTATGCTTCCACTCCGACGCAGCAGTCATCGTCGGGAACACCGCTGCCGGGCTGGACATATCGAACGCGTGCCTGTCGGGACATGGGGTAAGCGGGATGCCGTGTTTGTCCGTCTCAACAAAGCCGCCGGGAGTGGCCGCGATCGGCAGGCCGCCGGCGAGTTGCTCTTGGGTCAGCAGAGGCTCGTACTGATTGCTACGGGGCTGGCCCGCGGCCTTTTTGCGATAGTTTTCCAGCGCTTCAGCGGCGGCTTTGCTGAAGGGGTCGTGTCCGTCATTCATGGTTCACCTCTGTGGTTGGTCCTGCAAACATCTGGATCTCGAGCAAAGCGCGTTTCTTCGCCCGGCTTTTTGCCTGCCTCTCGGCACCCGTCATCTTACTTCGAACTGCGCGCTTGCCTGGGCCCATTTTGTAGACCGGCGTATGGTCAGCACCCCGCGCATCTTTCTCCCAGGCGCTTACGTGGACGACCTTCTCTTTCTCAAGCGCGTGCATGCTTTCGTAGACCGTCCGCTTGAACAGCCCTGTCTCTTCTGCCAACTCATGCGCCGTGTGTGGGCCCTCCAGCAGCAGGCGCATCATCTTGGCGAACGACATTGCGTTGACCTTGACCATTCAGCTCCTTCATCGCAGCACGCCATCCGGCGTCATACATCCGTTTGCCTAGCCAGCGGACCATCATGAGCACGGTCTCGTCTTCCCGCAGACATGCAGGCAGCTTCCTGATGCGCAGCCACGCTGCGGGGAACCCGTGAGGGTTCAAGGTTTCGGCAGGGCTTTGATCCCCGCGGTCAGCGCCTCGAGCGTTCGCAACGAGGGCATGTAGCCCTCGGTCTCAGCCACCCGACGGATCGTCGAGGCGCTGATCTCGGCTGTCGCAGCCAGTTCCGGCCAACGCTTCTTGAGCCGGGCGAGTTTCTTCCTGAGAGGTTCGATGTTCATTGGCATATTAGACCTTTCTTTTTTGGAACAGTCAAGGTTTTGCAGTGCCCCGGGTGGCCAGCACGGCCACCGCGCTCCGGTGTTTGACTGCGCAGTCGCTGCAGGAAACGACGGCCACCGGCGGCATGTTCGGCACGCGGCCGACATCGCCTACCAGATTCTGCTTGACCTCAAAGCGCTCGATCGTGCACTGCCACACCTCGTACCCGCCGGGCTTGAACAACAGCTTGCCGCACAGGGAGCAGAAGGGTGTCATTTCATCGCCTCCTTTGCGAAACAGTATCGTTTGAAATACCCCTCAACAGGAACTCCGCCACGGGCCGCGCAGGACGTTTCCTGCTCTTGCAAGTGCTTGTCCAACAAGTAGATCGAGGTGGCCACCAGGGAGCACAGAAACCCTAAGGCCAGGACGAAGATGAACGTCCACTTCATCGCATCGCTCCCGGTGCAAGACACACCCACCCGTTGTAGCCCATCAGAGGCAGGCCGCCGCGCTCTGCACACGCACGGTTCGCTGAAGACACGTCAGTCATCGCCCAGTAGAACGACATGATGATGGCGGCCAGGACGAGGCCTACGAAGATTGGGAAGACCCATTTCATTTTCGAACCCCCATCAGTTCATTGCGTCGCGCCCGGCCTCGCCGGGCCCCTTTGATCATCAGTCGACCGAACTCGAACCACATGCCCGGCACGTCGTTGCGCTCGCACACGTCGGTGATCACCTCGCGAGCGTCGTCTCTCAAGGACCCGTGCTGCCAGCAAAAGCACGGCACGTGCGCTTTCGTCCATTCGCGCAGCGCGAGGCAGTCCGGGCACGTCTTGAAAGTGTCTTGCGATCCGTCCCACTTGCCCCACACGCGCTCGTAAGTCTCGCCCGGTTCGATCCAGCCGAAACACTCGGAGCAGGAATGGCGCTTGCGCGCGACGACCGTCGTCTTGCAGTAGGCCTCCGCTGGATCCCAGTCGCATACGCACTCGGTCATATCAAACCTCCCGTCCGCCAAAAACGAGCGTGACCCACAACAAAACAACCAGCGGTGCGATGTGTATCGCGGCGAGTACCGCCAAGACAATGGCGATGCGCTTGCGCCCATCGACCATGCACACCCCTGCAAGACACGCCACGATCACGCCGAGCAGGGCAAGTACGCCTGCGGTTGAGATCGCGTTCATTACCGTTCCTCCTTAGGTCTATTCCAATCACTGCTACGTGGCGCAGCGGCCTTCAGCTCGCGAACGAGTTCGTCGAACTTCTTCTGCGCCGTGTTCAGGCGGTTGCTGGCCGCCGTCTGCGCCATACGAGCATCGTTGGCAACCTTGGTCAGCTCGTTGTAGCGCTGCGTCGCCTCGCTCAGCTCCGCCAGGGCGGCTTCGAAGTCGGTCGGTATTTTCATTTCTTCTCCTTCAACAGGCCACGCCATTGGCACTGATTGCAATTTTCACGACACGCCCAAAACAAAATCGTTCGTTTGCGTTCGCGCGTAATGCCTAATGATGGGTAGTCAAGGCACCGATGCTCGTACAGCGCGTCAGCGCCGCCATTCACCGGCGGCTCCGCGCGGGCGTTAAACCATGGGCTGCGCTTAGCCATGTTCACCTACCCGCGCCCTGATAGATGCGATCCTGCTGCTCGCCGCGTCGAGCGACTTGAACAACAGAGGCTCGCCGCCTTGCCCGACGTGCCGCCACGCCGAATAGGGCGCGTGCTGAATCTCGATTCCGTACAGCACACTTCCGACTTCATTGGCCGACGCATCGTCGCTGGTGTCGAGCCATTGCGATGCGCGGTACTTCGGGTATGTCGTCTTGCTCACGCTTTCCTCCTAAAAATTGACGCCAGCGCGGACAGTCGCTCGGCGGCTTCGGGTGGCGTTAGGAGCATCGCGCCACCATCCGCGCAATCTGCGCTTCCAACAGCCTCGCTGCATTGACGCGCGATGGCGGATACCCGCTCAGAGGCACACGTCCCTGGCGGCGACGGGCGATCAGTTTTAGGATGCGCGCAGACGGACGGCGGGGGGATGTCGTCAGCATCATTTCGCCTCTCTGCGCGCAACCTCGCGCCTCATCTTTGCCTCGACTCGCTCTGCCGCCCACACGTGCCGGGCATTCCACGCAGAATCGCCAATCACGTACTCGGCCCCGCTGCTGTCGCGTGCGATGCGCTGCTGGTGCTGGCCGTGCTGGCGATACCATTCCACCTCGATAGGGCGCGGATCGATCATCATTCGCCACTCCCGAAGAACAACCGCGCCCACATCATGACAAGAACCGGCGCGACGTGAATGCATGAAAACGCCCAAATAAAGCGCGCCCATCTTTTTCCTTCAATCGTGGCGACCATTGCGAACGGCGCAGCCAAAAGTCCGAGGAACGCGAGCACAACCGCGTACTGAATCATCCCCGCTCCCCCTGCGCCGCACGCGCGGCGTCGATTGCTGCGTCTGTGCGTAGCACCGGTGCCGCGAATGCCGACACATCAACCCAGCGCACATCCTCGAACGCAGAAAACAGCAGCGACCAAGATTTGCGGCCATGGGGCTTGTCGCTCGGAGG